GTATATTATCCATATACATATTTATTGGGCGACTTTTGGTCGGCCCTTCAGTTGATATTAAGGTTGCAGTCTAGTTAATCGTAGACCGTACCTTCTAAGTTGATTCTTCGTACCCATTATTTATATCGTAACATACCCATTGTTGTAGTATGTTACTTCAATGGCTTATGTGTATGATTATCTACTGGCTTACTTGTGAATAATTTATTGGCTTACGTGAGATTTTCTAAGTGCTGTAAGGTGTTAATACGCTGACAGCTCCGTAGAACCTATCCCTCAATAGATTATGAAAGGATATATCGCTGTTATTTGAGAGTAACCTGGGATTTGCTACCCTAGGCGTATGGGACAAACGTATCTGTCCCGCCCCTCTTTCCTTTAAGGAATTCTATTGAGATATTATCGCCTCTCAAGCAATTCTATCTCTTTGACCGGTTGTCTGACCGGCCATCTTGCCGTAAGATTAGGTTCCCTTAAGTGCTGGTAACCTATCACATAACTATTTGGATATACCGCTATAAGTGTGGCGTATTTGGCTGGCTACGAAATATAGGATGAAGTTTATTCCCCCTTTAGACAGGGGGTGAGTAGTTCTCTATTCTCTATGCCTTTGTGTTAGTTTTATCATGTCCTCCAACATGTTAACTAATTCCCTCTTATAAAACACAGACATACATTGACGACGGTAATGTCGTAGAGATGACTAAAGATAGTCTACCTCTTGGTTCTATACCCTTTACTTAAGAGTCGCTCGGGAGGGCGGTCCCCCGAGTAACCATTTTTACCTAAAATGGCAGGAAAACAATTGAGTTTTACCCCAGATGTTTCGACCATCTCAAAAAAGTCGAATGTCTTGGAAGTGGCACGTACTTCTACCTCTACCAGTACCAGTTCGCAAAAGCGAACAGTTGTTAAGCAACCAAAACCCTTGGCTGTTCTTAAACAACAAATCAAAGAAGAGAAGCAAGTTTCTACTTATTCAGTAATCAAAGATAAGAGATCACCCGATCGTGTTGGTCGTAATAAAGCTCCTCGCCTGGCCCAGTGCTATTGCGGGAGAAAAGGTGCTGCCTTATTGAAGCAACATAAGTGGAATCTTACAGACAACTTAGCGATGGAGTCAAGCAAGAAATATAAATCCCAAAATAGGGACACTCTTGTTATGACCCTCCCTTCCTACCCGGCAGCTGACCCGTGGGATGTTGAATACTTACTTCAACAGATGGATTTATACCCGCAAGGAGTCACTGATAATGTCATTGACCTTATATATAACGCGGTAGAGAAGGTCGATCCACGCATGATAACAGCAGTAGAAACAATTGATGTCGTTGGATTACTTGCTTATTCACTATATACGCATGCTAGTTGGACACAGATTGGGATCTGCGCTGTTCGGGTTGTTAGAAAATTTGGTATTAAAAGAGATCGGTTAAAATCGATCATGAATCAATTCGAGGCTCTCTTCTCTCGTCTTGGTTCACGTGGTTTCACACCGCAAAATCTAGAGTCTGGGCCTAATCTTGATTTTGGTTCCTTTTTAACAGCTTACACAACTTTTAGAAATTCCGAATTTTATTCGTCTATTCAGAAGTGCCTTTCTACACTTTTTGTTTTAGTGTTAGCTGACAAAGAGGTTCCCACTTCAATGATGTCAAAGATTCATCATGGTTTAGAGCTCACCCTGAGTAAGATGGATTCATTACCTGTTATAGAATCTCTTATTACTTCTATGCATTTCATTCTGACAAGGGGCTGGCAGTGCCTTAAAACAGGCAGTCTTTCTCCTATATTCCACTCAGCCTCGGCCTATACGGAGTGGTATAAGGAATCAGCGGATTTAATCGATAATAGCATGTATCTCGCTAACCCCGAGGCTCATGATATTAACGTCTTCCATTATGCTGGTCGTATTTCAGCATGTATCGAAGTTGGTCAATGCATTCTCGGTAGAGTACAACCCCGTTCAGCCCAATTTAGTGCTGTGAGGAAAATTCTTAATCAATTAAAATCTATCAATAGCACCCTTGTAGCACAGGATGAGGTTGCGAAAATGAGAATGTCACCTTTTTGTTTAGAGATATTTGGTGCTTCGTCTGTTGCCAAGAGTTTCTTTATGGATATTCTATTTAAGCATTATGCTAAAATTAGATCCTTACCGGATACAGACGAGTACCGTTACACTAAAAATTGTGCCGCTAAGTACTGGGATGGTTTCCGCTCTCATATGTGGTGTTGCATTTTCGATGATGTAGCTTACTTGAATCCAAATGTAGGAGGAGAATTGGACCCTTCTCTAGCAGAACTTATTAAAGCACTAAATAATATATCATTCTGCCCTGATCAAGCTGCTTTAGAAGATAAAGGAAAAACACCGTTCAAATGTGAATTGGTGTTAGTGTCTACCAACACAATTGATCTCAATGCCAATGTCTGGTTTTCACACCCTTTCGCTGTTCAACGGAGAATGGGCTGGGCTGTCAGAATAGTTCCCAAAAGCGAATTTAAGCGTAAAGACACAGATATGATAGATCCTACTAAACTTCCCGAAGTTAGTATCGATGAGTACCCAGACTGGTGGGATATATATCTATATAATATTGTACCAGATCCGAACGCTATGGCCGATTCCGCTCGCGACCCTACTCGACACGTTAGTGTCAACGCGAAGTATGTCTTGGTGAAACTTGAAGATGATTTATCCACTTCCCCAATTAAGGGAACTCAACCATCGACAACCAAAATTACTACTTTCATTAGATGGTATTCGCACAGTGCGCGAGCTCATATACTTAAGCAGCGCCAAGTGTTACAGTCGTCTCGTACGTTGAGTGACACTAAAGTTTGCCTGGGTTGTGATCTACCAATTAACCAGTGTATAGTTACAGATAAATGCTCCGGTGATTGTTATAAACCTCAAAATGGAGAGAGCATTGATATTTGGTATTTTATCAAACAATTTTTCATCTTCTTCTTCTCCTTTATATGGGCTTCTGTATGGCCGCTGTGGTCTCTACTGTTGCAATCAGGACTCGTATGGCTTGTTGTGCGAGTTGGGTGTAGATATGATGAGAGATTTAGAATATGGTGCGATAGTTTACGTACCCGAGCTATCTTGAAAGTCATAGGAGTTGTGTGCCCCGCTCAAGTTGACTGGTTACTTTCATTTGCAGGCGAATTAGCTTCCATTGAAATGTGTCTGCCTAACATCTTGAGTAATTTTATGGCGGGTATCTTATTGATTTTGACTTTTAGAAGATTGTGGAGTAGTCCACCTAATTCTTGCACCGAGGCCGACTCATCGGAGATCTGCGTTCAAGGTGGTAGTCTCTCCACTGAGATCAAACCTGACAGTGAAGTGAAGCGAGATTACTACTATAACGAAACTGTAACATTATCTAAGTTGGACATACCTCGCAAGTCCTCCTCATGGCACGGATTGCCCGAAGAGGTTGTTAACAACTATATACGAGCTAATCTGTATACTGTAAGGTTTTACTACAATGATTCGTTTGGTTGTTTACGTAAGTCTGATACACTTGCATTTTCTCCTTGTGGTTTTCTGTATTTGATTAATGCTCATTCTGTCCCTCAGTTTGATCGTATCGTCAAGGTAGTCATTACGAGTGATACAGAAGCGAAGGGCGTGAGAAAGTCGGTCACTGTTCAAGTCGATTCGTCAAGTTTCGAAGATGATGGTTCTGACATTATGGCCTTTTATACAAAAGCACTCCCACCCAATAAGGATCTTCGGGAATTATTTGGCGATGACGCGATCTTGAAATCTTCGTGGGCTTGTAGGTTTATGACACCCAAATCTATTAGGCACTCAACAACATCTAAGAGTACCACTGTCACTTTTGATGCGACATCTACGAGACAAAGGTTTTATACCAATTTACCTGTTTTCGTATGTTCATTTGATGTTTGTACAGATGTTGGCGATTGCGGTGGACCTTATATCGGGGAATCACCCAGAGGACCTGTAATATTGGGTTTGCACATAGCTAAGAATGATCTTAACAATTCTATTTGCCAATTTGTAACTAGATCAGCTATTGATTCATATATCGGCAAAAGAGATTTTATGATAGTCCAGAGCGGTACCCCTCAATTAGTGGTAGGTAAGTTCAAGAAGGAAATTATACCATTGGATAAAAAGAGCGGGTTGAGATTTTATGAGACAGGTTCTATTTCCGTCTATGGTTCTATCCTGGGAGGTCGCGCTACTTCGAAAGGGACGGTCGTTAAATCTCTAGCCTACAAACCTCTTGCAGAAAGGGGCTTTAAATGTGAGTTTGGTAATCCAAAACTTACAGGATGGAGACAGTGGAGAAATTCACTAGAACCCACCATTACACGTGAGTGTAAATTTAAGCCGAGACTTCTAGCCCATATTGAGGATTGTATGGTTGAAGAATTTTCTGTTTGCGATTTGGGAGTTCTCCAAAAATACTCTCTTGAAGTAGCTATTAATGGTGCCCCTGGTATTGCATATGTTAATGGTGTTAAGAGAACGGCTAGTGCAGGTTTTCCTTTCAACTGCTCATCCTCTCAATTCCAAGTTGATCTACCAGATGGAACAATCACCTATAATGATGATATCATGTCTGAGGTCGCCCGAATACAAGCGTGTTATGATGAGGGCCGGCGTGCCTGTCCAGTATTCACTGCATGCCCCAAGGATGAACCTCGTAAATTCAAGAAGATTGAGGAGGAAGCCAATCGCATCTTTATGGGTAGCTCTCGAGCCTTCCTTCTTGTATCTAGGCAGTATTTTTTATCGAGTGTCAGATTAATTCAAAACAACCGTTTTGTTACAGAAGCTGCACCCGGTTTGTGTGCTCAAAATAGAGAATGGCATGAGTTGGGAGTGTGGCTGAGATACTTCGGTACGGATACGTGTATTGATGGCGATTTTAAGAACTTTGATAAGAATCAGTCATCCGCTGTTTTGTGGGTGGCATTTAATATTCTCATTCGTTTACATGAGAGAGCTGGATGGTCACAACATGATTTACGCGTGCTATGGTGTATAGCATGTGATATAATATATGCCTTTGTCAACTATGATGGTGATCTTGTAGAATTTTTTGGTTCCAATCCATCTGGTCAACTTCTTACAGTCATTATTAACGGCTTGGTCAATTGTGTTTATATGCGTTATTGTTACTGTCTATTAGGTGATGGTACATGCAACAATTTTAAAGACAATGTTCACCTGATGACTTATGGGGACGACAATGTTATGAATGTGAATCCGTCAATACCATGGTTTAATCATACAGCTATCTCTGAAGTTTTTTCGAGTCTGGATTTAGTTTATACGATGGCTGATAAGACTAGAGATTCACAACCGTATGTTTGCTTTGGTGAGATGTCCTTCCTCAAGAGGAAATGGAGGTTTGACACAGATTTGGGTCATTATCTAGCTCCTCTTGACGAAACTTCCATTATTGGTAAGGGTGTTATGGTTGGCTGTGAGAGTCTAGCTCTTTCTCGTGAAGAATGGACGGCTATTAAACTGAAGACAGCTTCTGAAGCTTACTTCTTTCACGGTAGGGATAAATTTGAAGAGATGCTTAAGCTATTTCAGGAGGTCTACGAAGAACTTGGTTTTCATCTTACGCTGTTGGGGCCTACTGTTAAATACTTTAGATCGTACGAACACCTCAAAAATCGCTGGCTTGAGGCTAGCGGTTACAAAGAACCAGATGATCCCACAGAAGATAATCCTTTTGCGGTGTGTGAGTGGAAGGTTCAGAATATTGATTCTTTTGTTTTGTGCCAGAAGTGTTTCTTTGAAGATTGCTCATATTCAATTTATGAGCTACCTACCAACATCTGCTGGTGTTGTAGTAGATGTAAAGCTTCCGATGACCCTTGCTTATATTGTGAGTGTCGGGAGGAGCTTTGTCCGTGTCAATCGCTCTGCGGTTTTTGCCACTTAGGTTTCGACCAAAGTGACCAGATTTGTGGTCCTTTCTATCTTTTTCTCAATAAGAGCTTAAGTATCGCAGTCTGGTCCCATGCGGGTTGTTATAACCCGCAAGGGGCGAGAGCTATCGTCCCTTAAGCCAAAATAGCACCTACAGCACGATCTGACGGAGTTAGTTTTGGTGACTCTAATATAAGTAGTGTGCGTGTTGTAGTAGAGGCGTGGAGGCTCTTTAGCTTCGGGTTCGCCACCCAAAAATGTCACCTAGCCGAAGGATTTGAGTTAACCCTTTGGCGAATCATATGACTCGCTGAAACAACAACAAATACCAGTCAGATACTTCCTGACGCTATCGATGATAGCAATCTTTCCTCAACCCAAGAAGTGAATGTAGATTTCATGGATCTCAATTTGGGTGAGACAGTTGCCATCGAATCCAGTAGGGATTCGTCGTTTTTTGATGGAGAGGATCAAGCTGCTGCTCTAGAGAAATTCTTTGCCCGTCCTATATTGATTAAGTCATATACTTGGACATCTAGCGGTTTGTCTCCTTCTGATAATTACTTCGATCCCTGGACGGCTTTTATGGGCAACAATGCCGTTAAGTTCAAATTCAATAATTACGCATTTGCGTCTTTTGATTTGAAGCTTAAATTTGTGGTTAATGCAGCACCCTTTTACTACGGTGCACTGATTGCTTCCTATCAGCCATTACCCACATTGAATACAAAGTTATCCCAATTAGAGGCGGATGGATCTTTAGCTAGAATCTTCGCCTCCCAGCGCCCCAATTTGTGGATGTTGCCACAATCGTCTCAAGGAGGTGAGATAACTTTGCCTTTCTTCTATCAACGTAATTGGATTCCCATTACTAATGCTGCTGAAGTTGCTAAACTTGGACGCATCTATTGGACCCTCGTCAGTAGTTTGACTTCTGCTAATGGGGCTACCACCAATGGAGCCACGATACAAGTGTTCGCCTGGGCTGAGAATATTAAGTTGGCTGGGCCTACTGTTTCGCTCTCGATGCAGAATAAGGATGAGTACGCCACTGGTCCCGTTTCTGCTCCCGCATCTTCTATAGCAGCTGCTGCAAGATATTTTACTAAAATTCCGTTGATAGGGAAATTTGCTCGCGCTACTGAAATAGGTGCTTCTGCCATTTCGAAGATCGCGATCTTGTTTGGTTGGTCCAATGTGCCTGTGATAAGTAATGTTATGCCTTTCAAATCTTTACCATTCCACACTTTATCCAGTGCACACATCTCTGAACCAGTTTCGAAATTGACACTAGATCCAAAGAGTGAGTTAACGGTTGATCCCCGGACCGCTGGTCTCGGGGGTCAAGATGAACTATCCATTCCTTATATCGTTCAGAAAGAGTCCTATTTGACCCAGTTCAATTGGTCTACTTCGAATGCGAGTAATACTCTTCTCTTCCAGAGTCTAGTTACCCCATGTATGTTTCAGAAATCGGGTCCCTCTACTGGAGGTACCTACACTATTGATTTTACCCCGATGGGGCACGTATCCCAATTGTTTAACAACTGGCATGGGGACATTGTTTTTAGGTTTAAGATGATCTGTTCTAAATTTCATCGTGGTCGATTGCAGATCACTTGGGATCCTGTAGGTGATGTTTACTCTACTGGTATTAATTCTAGTACCAATACCGCCTACACCCGAATCTTGGATATTACAGATATGACTGATATTTCCATTCGTATTCCTTATATTCAATCTAAGCCGTGGGCTGAAACAACGAATATTCAGGATAAGTTTGGCATCCAACCTTACGAAATTGCCTCTTTTACCAACAAAGGTACACCTGCCTTTGCAAATGGTGTTATTACAGTGAGAGTTCTCACGAATCTCTCCGCCCCACTTGATACAGCGAGTGTTACAGGTGTCGTCTTCGTTAAGGGAGCTGATAATCTTGAATTTGCCAATCCCGTTGATATAGGCTACAATGCCTCTACGTACAAACCTCAGAACAATGATGAAGCAGTTGTAACTCAAACTATGATCGCAACACCTCCCAGTTTACCTGAGAGGTATAAGGTTAATTATGGGGAAGCCATCCCTTCTGTTCGCATTCTTTTAAGACGCGCTGCTTTAGTGGATGTCCTACCTCTTAATATCCTCAATGCTGCTTCTGTGAGGTTTATGATAGCTAACCAAGGTTTTCATAAGTATCCTCCTATGCCTGGGTTCAACTCCAATGGTTTCATGCAGATGAAAGGGTGGGAGACCCCTGGAACAAGTTATTACTACTCATATACAAAGATGACTCCTTTCAATTGGATGCAGGATTGTTTCGTTGCGTGTAGAGGGGCCATGCGTTGGCATTTTAATGTCGATGCTCAAGGAAAAACACCATTGCACACTATTCGTGTTGCGAGAACGACGCAGAATTTAGCTTCATACCCGGCTAACAATTATGCCTTCCAAACTAATACTGTTAGCACAGGGGCGTCAACCAATGTACAGCTGTACAATCTCAACCAGCAACCCGCTGGTTTAGGAGGGCAAGTGTTAACGAATCAGTTGACACAAACATCACTTTCTGTGGAACTGCCACAAATGAATAATAATCGGTTCGTTTCTACCGAACCCCTGAAGACTTACGCAGGCTCCACAGAGGACAACACTGATAGAGAGACTTACATTTTGACTCTCATCTTCAAGAACAGTCAAACTGCCTCAGATGTAAATGACTATGTGTTGGAGAGATACGCAAGTATCGGCACTGATTTCAATTTCTTTTGGTATCTTAATGCTCCTCGCATTTTCGTCAATACATCTAGTTTTGACCTGGTCTAAGTTGTCAACTAAAAACGC